TCTTGGAGTGATGTAGTAACCTACGATCGTGAATTCGTGGAAGAGTGGTTGCTATCACCGCAAACCTCCCTTTACTATTCCTTACAAGTAATGGGAGACACACAAGATAAGACAGATGCGTATGCAGCATTAGATCAATCAGAAGTCGATGATTACTTGCAGAATATACTCAGTGAACCTGAGCCGTTAACCTGCGATTGTCAAGAGTAATGAGAACACATCCTTACGATAAATTATTAGAAAGAAAAAGAACATGGACACCTGTCCAAGGTACAAGAGGTACGTTCCGTGATGGATCAGAAGAAACCATCAAGCGTGCTCTGGCAGTACGCCATATGGAGTTGCCAGTTGGAGAGTTTATTACTGAGGCACTTGAAAAGAGTGTCCCAGATAACGCCCGCAAACTCCTTGAATCAAATGTTAAAGACGAAATAAAGCATGATATTGCTCTACAGTACATAGTAAATGCCGTAGGCGCAGATGAAAATGCAGAAAAAGAAGGAAAACTATTAAGAGATGCCTGGATTGCACACCCTGATCATACAATTACCAAAGCTTTGGTCGCAGAACGGGCCATCTTCTTCGTTCTACTCCCTTTGTTTAGGTTTAATGGGGATGCTGCTCTTCGTACTGTATCTGCCGATATCTCCAGGGACGAACAGATCCATGTCGGAACGAATACTCTTGTATGTTCTGAGTTGGGCTTATCTCCTTCTCCTTCTTTGGATAAACTTAGGAAGGCCACCATTAACTGGGTTCTTCAACCTCTAGGTATAAATACTGAGTGTAAATATTTAGACAAAAAATTTTGGCTGGATGCTAGCGATCGATTAATGTATGAGGGCAAAGCTCCAGAATTAATCTCTACAAAAACAGCTCGTATGCCAGCGTTTTTCGAGCATAGCAATGTCAACCTACCCCAATACGCTTGAGTCAGTACTAGGTCCAAACCTAGAATCTATTCTCTTAGAAATGAAAGAGAAATTCCCACCCGTTAATCCACATCCCAAAGAGGAAATAAATACTATCATGTATAAAGCAGGACAAAAATCAGTCGTAGACTGGTTAGAATACAGATTATCGGAGGACGAATAACATGATGATTAATGAATTCGGTGTCCCAATGAATGACATCGAAATGCATATGACTTATGGTCATAAACCACATGTCACCATGCTAGCTAACTCTGGTATGGAAATGAATTTCTGGGGAGGTTTAGTTGGTGCGGTTGTTGGTTCTATATTTGGTAGACGTAAACAATCACAAGTTGTAGTAAATAACATACCTCAACAGCAAGAACGTTGGGAAGATACCCAACAGTACAGAGATTTTCAAACACAAAACAAACAGCTTACTTCACAGATAGGTGGGTTAGAGACTAGCCTACAAAATCTTCAAACATCTTTTAATCAAGCACAGCAAACATCAGCTGGAACAATTGGTGAATTACAAGGTCAATTAACAAGTTATAAAGATACACAAGCTCAAGCTCAGCAAGCTGCGGCTACTGCATCTGGTTATGATATACAAGGCAGGATGAATCAAGGTGTGAAGATTAATAAAGGTGAAGACCTAGGTAAGACTGGTAAAATTAAACCAACCACCAGAGGATATTTCAACCGTGGAGGTATGAGAATATCTGGACTAAAAGATCAATCCGTTAACGTATAACTATGTCAGCCAAAGAAAGGTATGACTATTTATCAAGCGACCGTACACAATTTCTAAACGAAGCAAAGGAAGCATCAGAACTTACCTTACCATATCTTATTAGAGGACACGAAGAAAACTCTAAAGGTATGAAGCAGCTTGTTACTCCATGGCAAAGCGTTGGAGCTAAAGGTTCAGTAGCATTGGCAGCGAAACTTTCATTGTCATTACTACCACCTCAGACAAGTTTCTTTAAGTTACAGGTAGATGAATCACAACTAGGGCAGTTCCCTCCAGAAGTTAAATCAGAACTTGATTTATCTTTTGCTAAGATAGAGCGTACAATCCTCGAAGCTATAGCAGCATCAGGTGACCGTGTAGTAGTACACCAAGCCTTATTGCATTTAGTAGTAGGTGGTAATGCACTTATCTTTATGGGTAAAGCAGGGCTTAAGTTGTTTCCTATTAATCGCTATGTTATAGAGCGAGATGGTAACGGTCATGTGATTGAAATAGTCACGAAAGAAAGGATCAACAAAAAACTAATCAAGAAGTATCTTCCTAAAGAATCAAACGAGAAGTTACTAAATGATGATGGTGAAGAGAAGAATGAATGTGATGTATACACACATGTCAGAAGGGAGAACAATAGATTCCTTTGGCATCAAGAAGTGTATAATTATGTTCTACCTAACACCATAAGTAAAGCACCAGCAGATGCTACTCCATGGTTACCTCTACGTTTTAATACAGTAGACGGTGAAGCATATGGAAGAGGTCGAGTCGGGCAATTCATAGGAGATCTTAAGTCTCTTGAAGCACTCTCTCAGGCTATCGTAGAAGGCTCTGCAGCGGCTGCTAAAGTCGTCTTTACTGTATCCCCCTCTTCAACTACTAAACCAGCCACGCTGGCGAAGGCAGGCAACGGAGCGATCGTTCAAGGTAGACCCGATGACATCGGTGTTGTCCAAGTGGGCAAGACTGCAGACTTCGGTACAGCCTATGAGATGATGGGTCTACTTGAGAAGAGATTGAATGAAGCATTCCTTGTAATGAATGTACGGAATGCAGAACGTGTCACAGCCGAAGAGGTTCGGATGACACAAATGGAATTAGAATCACAATTAGGTGGTCTCTTTGGATTACTTACTAATGAATTCTTAATACCATATCTAAATAGATTACTTAATACTTTCCAGAAAACTGGAGAGATACCAAGGATACCTAAGAAGTTAGTTAAGCCTACTATTGTAGCAGGTATAAATGCATTAGGTAGAGGTCAAGATAGAGATAGCTTAGGCATGTTCCTACAAGTTATCGCTCAGACTATGGGACCGGAAGCTATACAACAGTATATAAATCCAGAGGAAGTAGTCAAACGTCTAGCTGCAGCTCAGGGTATTGATGTTCTTAATCTTGTTAAGTCTATGGAAGAAAGACAACAAGAACAACAACAAGCTCAGGCTCAAGCGCAAGAGATGGAGATGACCAAACAAACTGGTCAGATAATGGGATCACCTATGATGGATCCTACAAAGAATCCTGAACTTGGTATGATGCCAGAGGAAGGAGGAGCACAACCACCACAGTAAACCATGGCAGAAGTATTAACACTAGACAATGCACCTGAACAAGTCAGTGCAGATAATTTAACTACAGAAGAACAAGAGTCTCTTAAACTTGGTGAAGAAATCCAAGCTGAAGAGGAGTCACTACTAGCAGGTAAATATAAAGACGCTAAGGATTTAGAAACTGCTTACATTGAACTTCAAAAGAAGCTTGGAACTCAAGAGGATAAACCTGAAGAGGAAGCTACTGAAACTACAGATGAAGCGGAGACACCTGAAGAAGAGAAGAAAGAAGATGCACCTGCAGACACTGCCTTCTTAGATACACTTTGGGAAGAAGCTCAGAAAGAATCTTGGAGTGATGAAGTAGTAGATCAGTTAAGGAAAACAGACCCTGTTGATTTAGCTAATCAGTATTTACAATTCCGTAAAGGTGTAACAGAGAATGAAACTCAAGACCTTTCAGAAGAACAAGCTAAGGGTTTAAAAGATGTAGTAGGTGGAGAGGAAGCTTACTCTAATATGATAGAGTGGGCTAATCAAACACTAGACTCCAGAGAGATTGACATGTTCGATCAAGTCATGGATAAAGGTGATCCTTTAGCTTGCTATTTTGCAGTCAGATCATTAGCATATAGATATGAAGACACAGCAGGTAAGCAAGGAGATATGATAACAGGAACAGCTCCTAAAACACAAGGGTCTACATTCCGTAGTCAGCAAGAAATGGTTGCTGCTATGAGTGACCCGAGGTATGAAAACGATCCAGGATATCGTCAAGATATAGTGGAAAAACTAGCACGCTCAGACCTAAATTTTTAAATGACAACACTCTCAGTACAAAAATCCCCTCTTCAAAATTGGGATGAATTTTGTGACTGGGTAACAAGTACCGACAACCGCCTCTATGTGGGGTGGTTCGGTGTACTTATGATACCCGCACTCTTAACCGCAGCAACTTGTTTCATTATTGCTTTTATTGCAGCACCGCCTGTAGACATTGACGGAATTCGTGAACCTGTTGCTGGATCATTACTTTATGGAAACAACATCATCTCAGGAGCAGTGGTCCCCAGCTCCAACGCCATCGGAATGCACTTCTACCCAATCTGGGAAGCTGCTAACATTGATGAGTGGCTCTACAATGGCGGACCTTATCAGCTCATTATCATGCACTTCCTCATTGGTATCTCAGCTTACATGGGACGACAATGGGAACTTAGTTATAGACTAGGGAT